TTACCTACTTCGGTTGTTAAAATTGCTATTGCTATATCACTATAACCAGTCATATCCAAAGGCCAAGACCCATCTGGATTGGTTGAAGGCGTAAGAATTGAAGCGCCATTTGCGATCGCGCTATCTACTTGTCTAATCTTAAACTCTTCATCACTAGATTTAATTCCTTTCCAATTACCCCTTTCATCAACAAATCCCGTATCTAATGTAGGTTGAATATATTGAGGAACTTCAATTGTTCCATCTACTGTTGCAGACTGAACGCCTGCGGCTCTAGTTAAACTCCAAGGAGCATAACCAGTCCGATTGTAGACCATTTATGCAAAAACGAGCGTAATTGCAGCTGAGCAGCTGCCAACATCGGTATCCATTCCAACTGCGACCGAAACTTGGTTAGATCCAACACAAGGTATAGCAACATCTAAAGTTAGTGGAAGATTTGTCATACCGTTAGATGCTGGTGTTCCATCTACGCCTGTACTTCCAATAACTATCGTTTCCTGACCATTAGAAAGGCCATCCCCCGAAAGTTGACAACTAAAAGTTGTTGCCCCATTGGTCGCACTATCTGATGCTATTGTTGCTATCATGCCCACAATCTGACTGGATTGTGATGGTACTTGGATCGCCGCCGTGGTCGATTGACCATAAAGTGACCCTAATGCTGTAAAGCTGTCTGAGGCAGTTACTGCCCCTTCTCGTGTTCTATAGAATGCCATTGTTATTTATTTCTCCTTATGCTTTTACTCGAATTGGTCCTAGCTTAGCTAGTGTACCACTTGCGAAATTACGTGTTAAGGCTTTACCAACAAAAGCTGCTGCTAAAGTCCCTATGATTTTTGACTTGTTAGCCATTATAGTTGTCTCTAAAGTCTTGAGACCTCCAGTAATATTACCCTGTAAACCTTGCTGAACTGCACTAGCAGCTCCCGTGCTTTGCGCAAGTGAAATTGCAGTCCCCGCTTCTATTGCCGATATATTAAAACTCTTTTTTGCCCTACGTCTTGGGGCTTTACGTCTCCTGACTACCATATAATGGTAGGAAGGAACTAGTATTTATTCTTTAGGCCGTCTTTGTCCACAGGCGCCGCAAGTATCTGGATGCTTATGTTCTACTTGTTTTTGTTGGTAATACATCTGGATCGCTTGCTCAATCATAAGAGAATTAGTAAATCTCCTAGATGCTCCTATAGTCCATGCAGACTCTCGAGCCCTTACTTCTTTGAGGATTTGGACTTTTTGCCTTGCGTCGCGGGTGAGTCGGACGCAGACTGTTTCTTTGCCTTCTTTACTTGCTTGTCTTCCCATTGTTTTTTCTCCTTTCTTAGTTGTTTTAGTTGTTCTTCTTCTAGTTGAACCTTAGCGGCAATTTCTATTAAATCATCTTGCAATTCGCTAAACTTATACCATGTTTTGGCTTTTCTTTTAAAGTCTGCATGGATTGTCATAATGTCCATAGCGGCCTGTAGAATCTTTGACGATTGCCACCTACGGCGCCCCCCTCCGTTTTGTCCCCTAGGATTCGGCATCAGCGCAGCCCTCCCGACATATTTGTCTAGGTTTCAAACAAATATTACATAATTCATCCTCATCATATTTTCTCATCATTCTTTCAGGGAATGCTAAATGCAAACATTTCTCCATCATCTTCCCGTATTGGTCGGCCATTGCCATTTCATGGGGATCCGATGTATCAAAAGATTCATTCTTTATGTTGATTCCCTGTACTACGGTCTGCATTGCGAGGATTTCTCGTATGCGGCAAAGCTCTTCGTATAAATTGTGTTGATGTATGCCCACTGTTACTCCTATTTTATATATATAAGACTTAGCATATAAAGGTTACCTTCCTTAATTTAAATATTTAAAACACTACTATATTATATAATTTTAAGGTGTAGTACTTTACTACTTTTAGGTTATTTATATAAAATATCCTTCATTTTCTTAGGAATTAGGCCTTCTGAGGGGCTTATTTTGCCATCGATTTGCTTTTCAGAAGTATTTACCCCCCCTAAGACAGCCCCTAAACCAGCCTTATTCGCTGCATATTCTACCATTAAAGACATCCAGTCTCCTTGTTTAGCTGCTTTTCTAACATTATTCATCGGATCTAAGTTCTGTGCTTTTTTTGTCATGGCTCCAATTGAACCAAAAAAAGAATCCTGAAAATTTTGAAGTTTATCGTGTATCCTATCTTCTATTTCAGCTATAACGGGTTCTAATTGTACTACTAGATATCCTTCCTCAGCTATCTTATCTTCCCACTTATCTATGACCCATTTTCGAAAAAGGAACCTATACAATCCTAATATTAAAAAGAGCTCCCCTACAAATAAAATTATCAAATCGGGATTCATTATGACTCATCCCATTGAGCCTGACTAATTGCAGTCGGTCTATCGCATCCTTCTTTTTTCATTTGCTTCGCTATTGATTTAATAGCAACGGCAGCCGCTATAGTTTCAGCTACTCCTAAATTACCTGCTTGTATTATGGCCAGAACATCAGCTGCATCAGTTTCCCACCGTTTACAGCGACTTAACGGTCCTATAGTTCTAGTGCCAGCTTGGATATATTCCTGAGTTTTAGGCTCAGCTTTAAATCCTATTTCATCAGCAACTTTATTGACTATATCAAGACCACCATCAACCAAACCGCCACCGATACTTTCAGCAGTTTCTTTTATTGATGGAAGTTCTTTATCTTTAAGCCATGACCATGCAACCACTAAAGTGGCGGCTCCAACACCAACAACGGCCAAGCTAGGAATTAAAACGCTAATTCCAGTTTGTAATAATGATGTTTCTTTTTGTTTGTTTAAGAGATCGTCTAATGCTTTTTTTTGTACTGCAGATATTTTTCTTAATTCTACACCCTGAGGAATTGCTGCAATCGGCACTATAGGCCCTTATATCCATTTTCTTTTAGCCACCAAGGGTCAAATTCAATTGGCTTATACCATTCACCTTTTGGTAACTCAGCAATTGGTATTATTGGTATCCCTGTTAGATCTGGCAGGGGTGTTACTACGGGTGTTACTACGGGTGTTTCTACTGTAATAGGTGTAGGAAGTAATGCATCAGTAATTGGAGAGGGAGGTGTAACTTGAGGAGTGGTGGACACCGTCTCCCTCTCTAATAAGCTTATAATAGCGGGTAAAGCCGTGATGAATTCGGCAATCATCTACGCTTCTTTTTCCCCGCTGGCGTCTTTCTAAACGCTATAGCCATCTTCTTTAGGTTAATCTTATTAGATCTAGCATATCTAAAGCGCGGTTTCTTAGCATTAGCCTTTACATATTTATTCCAAGCACTAAGTTTACGCTTAGGTCGGTTCCCAGATCTAGCAATATTAGGAACCGTAGGAAAAGATCGCCCCGTGCGTAGTTCTTCATATCTACTTTCATCTCTTGGTGCATCAAAACCAAGCTTTGCCGCATCCCTAAAGCCCATTGCATAATACTCGCGTTCTCTTTTGGTAGGCATCTATACAATCCGCATAAAGGCGGTCTCTATTGTTGCGGCTTCGGAACCTGTGCTATTAGTTATCTTAAACTGTAATGCCTTTTGGTTTCTTAATCTACATCCTATCATGAATATATTCCATACATCAGCGGCCATAGCTTCGGAGCTAGTAGTAAACAATGCAATAAGACCAGCACTAGAGTCTACATCTGAAACGGATCCTTGTAAAGTTGATGCAGGGTTTAATGGTCTTAAGTTAGCAAAGGTTGTATCTTGAGGTCCCATAACGGCTTCAACTCCATAATTACCTACTTCGGTTGTTAAAATTGCTATTGCTATATCACTATAACCAGTCATATCCAAAGGCCAAGACCCATCTGGATTGGTTGAAGGCGTAAGAATTGAAGCGCCATTTGCGATCGCGCTA